GCCGATGTATTTACAGGTTACATTCAGCAGGTAGATGCTAATGGTCTAACTACTACGTTCCTTGCCGATCCGAACGACTCAACAATAACCTTTAACGGTGGCACTACAGGTGGTGACATAGACACAGACATAAGCTTCACTTGCATTACAGCCGGTTTCTGGTTTGTTAGAGGTGTTTCTTTTGGCGCAGGTGCAGGTGCTGCTGCTACTCCGTTTAGCCCATAACATTAAGGAGTAACTTATGGCTGATGCAGCGGTAACACAGACCATTCAAGATGGTGGTCGCACGGCTATTATAAAGACGACTGTGGTTATTGGCGCGGGGACACCACCCCCTCCCCAAGAAGTTACTTTGGTGGACGTTTCAGCATTAGCGGTTGACCCCATTACTAAGCGAGCTTGTACAGGAGTTACCCTACAAAAGGTAACTTTTGCCAGTGTAGGTGTTGCTGTAGAGCTACAGTGGAATGCAACTACTAACGTGCTTATTTTTGACTTCCCTAGAAATTGGACCGAGCAGTACGATTTCTCTGACTTCGGTATACCCAATAACGCGGGGACTGGCAAGAACGGCGACATCGTGGCACTTTCACAGGCTAATGCAACTACTCCCATAGCTCCGGGCGATACGTATACGTTCTTACTTACGGTTTCTAAAACCTATGGCTAAGCAGTTAAACAAAAAGGCTATGGCTTGTAATAAGCCGAAACGAACCTCTAGCCACCCTAAGAAGTCTCACGTAGTTAAGGCGTGCGCGGGTGGTAAAGAGAAAATTATTCGTTTTGGCGAACAAGGCGCTAGCACTGCTGGTAAGCCCAAGGCGGGTGAATCTGCCAAGATGAAGGCTAAGCGTAAGTCGTTTAAGTCTAGGCATGGTAAGAACATAGCTAAAGGTAAGATGAGCGCAGCTTACTGGGCTGATAAGGTGAAGTGGTAATGCCAAGCAAAACAAAGAAGCAAGCCCGTTTTATGGCAGCGGTAGCCAACAACCCTGACTTTGCTAAGAAGGCGGGAGTACCGCAAAACGTAGGACAAGATTTTGCTAATGCAGATAAAGGAAAAACTTTTAAGGAGGGCGGAATGCCTAGTTATTTTAAGAGTGCTAAAGGTAAACCCGGTAAGGAAGTAAAGAAGTACAACAAGGGCGGAGTAATGGCCCATGACAAAAAAGAAATACGTAATTTAAACGATGAGTCGTACCGCATCCGTAACAATACGGGTAGCAACGCGGCTTCAGAACGTCGTCGTATAGACGGTGAGCGAGATTACGAAAAACGCCAGATGGGCAGTTACAACATGGGCGGTGAAGTGGAGTACAACGAGGGCGGTAAAGTACGTGGCGCAGGTATGGCTACTCAAGGCGTTCGCGCTTGTAAAATGCGATAATTATTTAATAACTAAGGAGAAATGCTATGAAAACTGGACTATGGGGTGTACCCACAGCAGAAGAAGCAGCAGCGGCAGCAGCTAAAAAAGCAGCGGCTAAGAAAAAACCTAAGTAATGGCTACTACGGGCGTTGCAGATTTTAACATGGAGTTTACGGAAATTGCGGAAGAGGCATGGGAACGTGCTGGCCGTGAGATGCGCTCCGGTTATGACCTGCGTACTGCTCGGCGTTCCATGAACTTGCTGACTATAGAATGGCAGAACCGTGGCATTAACATGTGGACGATTGAAGAGGGGTTTATTAACCTAGTTCAAGGTACATCTACGTATGCCCTACCCGCCGCTACCATAGACTTGTTAGAGCAAGTAATAAGGACTAATCAGGGCAACGCTAATACGCAGTCAGACTTAACCATCTCGCGTATTAGTATGCCTACTTATGCCAGTATCCCGAACAAGTTAACTCAAGGCCGACCTATACAGATTAATGTAGAGCGTTTAAGAGATGCTCCAGTTATCAACATATGGCCTGTGCCTGATCAGGGTACTGCTGCGGCTCCTTTCTATGTACTACGATACTGGCGTATGCGTCGTATTGAAAACGCAGGAGCGGGCGCTGAGACTCCTGACGTTAGCTTTCGGTTCTTACCGTGCTTAGTTGCAGGGCTGGCGTACTATATAGCCTCGAAAGACCCCGACCTTGTGACTAGAATTCCTATGTTACAGGGTGAATACGAACGTCAATTTGAGCTAGCGGCAGGCGAAGACAGAGAGAAAGCGACTATAAGACTCGTGCCTAGACTGAGCAACTACTAAGGTTAACTCATGAGTAACAGGTTCGCCTCAAACAACAAAGCCCTCGCAATGTGCGATGTGTGCGGGTTTGAATACAGGCTAAAGCAGCTAAAGAATTTAGTAGTTAAAGGGATAGAGACTCAAATAAAGGCTTGCCCTGAATGCTGGAATCCGAGCCAACCGCAGCTTATGTTGGGTACGTTTCCAGTAGACGATCCGCAGGCAATACGCAATCCGAGGCCGGACCAAAGTATAGTACCGGCAGGTGATTTTAGTAGTGTGAACATTCAGTGGGGATGGAACCCAGTAGGGTTAGATAATCCTTTTGGGTTAACACCGGACACTTTAGTAGCTACAGGCGCAGTAGGCCAAGTTACTGTAACTACAAACTAGGAGATTAAAAATGAAAAACAAAGCCAGATCAAAAGTAAAGACACCTAAGATAATTGAGTTCCCCGCTACACCTACGGTGTACACGGTTGATCTTAACGGTCTTGACGCTCCACCGGCTAATCTAAAGACTAGCGGTATTAAAGTACGCGGCACAGGTGCAGCTACTAAAGGGCTTCTTGCTCGTGGACCAATGGCTTAGAGGGTTAGCTGGTGAACTATACCGAGCTAAAAGCAAACATTCAGGATGTCTGTGAACAGACGTTTACAGCAGATCAGCTTGCCATGTTCACTGATCAGGCGGAACAGGGCATATATAACTCTGTGCAAATACCCGCCTTGCGACGTAATCAAACAGGTGTTTTAACAATTAATGACGAGTATTTGATATTCCCAATAGATTTCCTATACCCGTTTTCTTTGGCGGTAATCGACGCTCTTGGTAACTATAATTACTTGTTAAATAAAGATGTTAACTTTATGCGTGAAGCGTACCCTAAGCCTGCATCTGTAGGAGCGCCTAAGCATTACGGGTTATTTGACGACACCGCGTTTATTATAGGCCCAACGCCAGACGCCGCTTATGCAGTTGAGTTACATTACGGATATTACCCACAAACTATTGTTACGGCGGGTACGTCGTGGTTAGGGGATAACTTTAGTTCTGCTTTGCTTAACGGTGCGCTGGTTCAAGCAATACGTTTTATGAAAGGCGAACCCGAGATGGTGACGTTGTATCAGCAGATGTACCAGGATGCTATGTTATTATTGAAAAACTTAGGTGATGGCAAGATGCGGGAAGATATGTACCGTTCTGGTCAACTTAGAATAGAACCGCGTTAATTTAAAGAGGAAAGAAAATGGCTATTTCACAGGCTATGGCAACATCGTTCAAAGTTCAAATCCTTGGTGGGGACTTTGATTTTAGTTCAGGTACTTCGCAGACATTTTACTGTGCTCTGTATACTAACTCTGCCACATTAAGTGCAACTACTACTGCGTATAGTGCGTCTAATGAAGTTTCGGGCACAGGATATACAGCAGCAGGTAACGCGATGACAATAACGCAAGTACCTACATCCACAGGTACAACTGCATGGCTAGACTTTAATAATGTTACTTGGGCCACTTCTACTATTACCGCTCGTGGGGCGCTTCTTTATTTAAAGAATGGTAGCTCAAATCCTGCGATTGCGGTTCTGGATTTCGGTAGCGACAAGACGTCTACAGCGGGCGACTTTACTATTGTTATGCCTGCGGCTGATTCAAGTAATGCGATCATTCGGATTGCCTAGTAAGTGGCTGGCGGTTGGGGTCGTAGCACTTGGAGTTCAGGCTCTTGGGGTGAAGGTGTTAATGCAACTGTCCGTTTGGGCGGTTGGGGCCGCGCTGCGTGGGGTAGAGGAGGCTGGGGGGAATCCCTAGGTCTTGAAGCCGTAGGTGCGGTTGGATCAGTTACAGTTGCGGCAAATGCCCTTGTTAGTGTTACAGGCGTTGTAGGAACTACCGCTCTTGGTAGCGTAGCTGTAAGTGGTGACGCTAGTAATATTGGCGTATTAGGGAACGCGGCCACAGGCATATTAGGCACTGTAATAGTACAGGCCAAGGCAAATGCCTCAGTAACAGGGGTTGTAGGAACTTCTGCCCTAGGTAACGCTAACGTCCAACAAGGCACAGGAACTTCCCCGACAGGCGTTGTTGGTACTACGGCACTAGGTGTAGTAGCGGTAACAGGCAAAGCAAGTACCTCTGTAACGGGGGTAGCGGGTACATCAGCTTTAGGTATTGTAACCGTTGATCTACAGCAGAATGTTAATGTAACAGGCGTTCAAGGCACTACGGCACTTGGAACTGTAACGCAAAAAGCCTCTACGCTAGTTAATGTGACCGGCGTGCAAGCTGTAGGAGAAGTAGGCATTGTGTTAGTCTGGAGTGAAATAGTTCCGAGCGGCGATCCTAAATGGACGGAGATAATAGCAGCATGAAAACAGTTAACGAAGCAAAGACAATAGGCGATGTAATTCACCCTAAACACGAAATTAAAGTGGTATGCAGTAGCTGTGGCTACGATCTTGACGAAGCTGAGGTTAACGCTGATACTTGTTCAGATTGCGGAAAAACTTTAAATTTACGACAGAGTACAACAATTTACGCTACTACTTTACCGGCTGCCTCAGGCAGTACACTAGTATAAGACTGGAGAAAGACGATGGCAACTTTTGTAAATAACCTCCGGCTAAAAGAGATTACAACCGGCGACGAAGACGGCACTTGGGGAACCAGTACCAACACTAACCTTGAGCTTATCACTGACGGTTTTAGCTATGGCACTAAGCAGATGTCTGCTGATGCTAACCAAACCTTCACCATGCCTGATGCTACGGCAGATGCCACTCGTGGTTTCTATTTAAAGATTACCTCTGCGGGTTCTCTTACGGGCACTCGCGTGGTAACGCTCGGCCCTAACACCATCTCTAAAGTATGGATGATTGAGAACGCTACTACTGGCGGTCAGTCTATTACGATCAAACAAGGGTCTGGCGGTTCGGTTACTATTCTTACTACTCAAAAAACAATGGTTGTCACTGAGGGCACGGGTGCAGGCGCAGCGGTTCTTAATGCTAACCCTTCGGGATCAGTTGGTTCGGTTACCTCTGTTGCAGTAACTGGAACGGTTAATGGGATTACACTTACAGGCGGCCCAGTTACTAGCTCTGGCACTTTCACGCTTGGCGGGACTTTAGCTAATGTTAACTTAGCTTCTCAAGTTACAGGTACGCTGCCCGTAGGCAACGGCGGTACGGGACAGACAGCGCTAACAGCTAACAATGTTGTCCTAGGAAACGGTACAAGCGGCGTTCAAGTTGTAGCTCCCGGCACAAGCGGAAATGTTTTAAAGTCTAACGGAAGTACATGGACTTCAGCAGCAGAAGCCGCAGGGTATCCAGCCCCTTCTTTAATATCAGCAAATGCCACCGTTACTTCAGGAACTTTTCAGGTAGCCATAGCAGGGGGCATTACAATTACTTTGCCGGGTTCTCCATCAGCGGGAGATTATGTCGTAGTAAAGGATGGTACAGGCGCGGCGGCTACCACTACTTTTACCGTAGCCCGTAACGGCTCTAACATAGCCAGTTCAGCCACAGACTTGATTTTTGACAAGAACTTTGCAGAAATCGTTATGACCTACATCAATGGCACTATTGGTTGGAGCGTATAGATGAGCAGTTTAGGCGAGCTGATACCCGCAGGAGGCGGTCAGAATAACACCGACTTTGTTGCCTCTGGCAATATTGCTTCGGGCAAGCCTGTCATCCTTAACAGTACAGGGACTGCTACTCAGGTTGCGGAGACTTCCTCAGCAGTTGATATACCTTACGGCTCTGCTAGCACCTTCACCACAACAGCAAACAGATATGTAGCTAATGATATTCACTTTGACCCCGTAACTAAAGGAAGAGTTGGCGCGTCCTACAACGGCCCGAGCGACTACCCAAGTTTTGTCATGGGT